AATCAATGTTGTAGGTGATGATTTCATGTTAGCAACTGCTGCTGATATCGTTGCCGATCCTTCCGCACCTGATGCATTTGTTGAAGGTATTATGGAAGGTAAAGAGTGGGTATGGGATGGTGGTATCCTTCGTGAAAAGTATGCAGAAAAGACATATAAGCAAATTAATACTTTAGTTGATCAAAGAAAATTAGATGAGCAGAAATTAAATCTGTTTAATGATTTTCTCTCAAATTTATAATTTAATAAATAAATATAGATTTAATACAGGAAAATCGGAGAGTTCAAATGTCTCGTGGAGATTTACAAGAAATGGAAGTAGGCACTAAGCAATCCAAAACAGCCGTAAACCAAGGTGCAAAACCAGCAGATCCAATGCCAAAAATGGCAGATCCTGGAACTCAACTTGCAAGCGTTGAAGATCTTGGTGGGCCTACACCAGAGAACTACAGATCTGATGACGATTCTGCTAAATTAAAAACTCCAGGTACTACCTTAAAGCAAGTTAGAGATGTTGTAAACAAAGGTGCAAAACCTGCTGAAGCAATGAAAGGTATGAAAGAGGAAGAGGAGTTTGAAGAAGAGGAAGTCATTGATGAAGAAATGACAGAAGAAGAAGAAATTGAAGAGCAGAATGAGGAAGAAACTGTTGAGTATGACATCGAAGAAGATGTTAATGCTCTTCTCGGTGGTGAAGAACTTTCCGAAGAATTCAAAGAGAAAGCAAAAGTAATCTTTGAGTCCGCAATTCAAGCAAAAGTTTCGGAAATTAAAGAAGCACTTGAAGTTCAATATCAAGAAAAAATTGCGGAAGAAATTGAGGAAGTAAAAGAATCACTTGCTAATCGCGTAGATTCTTATCTTGAGTATGTTGCTGATGAATGGTTCACTGAAAATGCCCTTGCGATTGAGCAAGGACTCAAAACTGAAATGACTGAATCCTTCCTCTCTGGAATGAAGGATCTTTTTGAAGTACATTATGTATCAATCCCTGAAGATAAATATGATGTTCTTGAGAGCATGGTAGAAAAACTTGATGATATGGAGACAAAACTCAACGAGCAAATCGAGAAGAACATTCATTTAAATAATCGTCTCGCAGAGTCGGTTGCTGATGGTGTTCTTGATGAAGTTTCTGAAGGCCTTGCTGCTACTCAGAAAGAGAAGCTCGCTTCACTTGCTGAAAGTGTTGAGTTTGAAAGTGAGGAAGAATATCGTGAGAAATTGGAGATGCTGAGGGAATCATATTTCCCAATCAATAAGACTCCAAAGTCGCAGACAGAAAATCTTTCAGAAGGTGTAGATCATGGTTCTGAGTCATACTCGGGATCTATGGCAACTTATCTGAAAACTCTTTCCGCTGTTGCTAAAAACTGAATTTAACATTATCTCAAACCCAAACAAACACACTTTTACGAGGTAAACGCAAATGTTCCATTCCGAACAGTTGCAGGAAAAGTGGGCACCTTTACTCGATTATCAAGGACTTGATTCAATCAAGGATTCCCATCGTAGAGCTGTCACAGCTGTCCTGCTGGAAAACCAAGAAAAATTCTTAAGAGAAGAAGCTGCTTTTGGTTCAAGCTTCAACCTGATGGAAACCCCAACCAATGCTGCTAATGCTGCTGGTGCATCTGGTGGTTTCTCTGGTTCATCTGCCGCTGGCGGACCAACTGCAGGTTTCGATCCTGTTCTGATCTCACTGATCAGACGTTCAATGCCTAATCTGGTTGCATACGATCTCGCAGGCGTTCAACCAATGAGTGGTCCTACTGGACTCATCTTCGCAATGCGCTCCCGTTACAAGGATCAGAGTGGTGCAGAAGCATTCTTCAATGAGCCTAATACTGCATTCTCTGGACAAGATTCTGGTAACGATCTCACTGCTGGTTTCACCGACGTTGTTGCTGGTCTTGGTACTACTTCACAGTCTGGAACCAACCCTTCAATCCTGAATCCAGTTGGTACTGCAACCTCTACCGCATATGATGTCGGTCAGGGAATGGTTACTGGAGATTCTGAAAATCTTGGCAGTGGTTCTGGTAACTACTTCAACGAGATGGCATTCTCGATTGAAAAAGTTACTGTTACTGCAAAGTCAAGAGCTCTGAAGGCAGAGTACTCCTTAGAACTCGCTCAGGATCTTAAGGCAATTCACGGACTGAATGCAGAAGCTGAGTTGGCAAACATTCTGTCAACTGAGATTCTTGCAGAAATCAACCGTGAAGTTATCAGAACCATCTATAAGGTTGCTGAGCAAGGTGCTGTAGAAAATACAGCAACTGCTGGTGTATTCGACCTTGACATCGATTCCAATGGACGTTGGAGCGTTGAGAAGTTCAAGGGACTTCTGTTCCAAATCGAAAGAGATGCGAACAGAATTGCTCAAAGAACTCGTAGAGGAAAGGGTAACATCATCATGTGTTCTGCAGACGTTGCTTCTGCACTTACCATGGCTGGTGTTCTCGATTATACCCCTGCACTGAATGCAAATCTGAATGTTGATGACACCGGTAATACTTTTGCTGGTACTATCAACGGTAAGTATAGAGTATACATCGATCCATATTCGGCAAACCTGGCTGCTGACAATAGCGGACTTGCACAAGGAACCAACCAATACTACGTTGTTGGTTATAAGGGTTCTTCCCCTTATGATGCAGGACTGTTCTATTGCCCATATGTACCTCTGCAAATGGTACGTGCTGTTGGAGAGGATACTTTCCAACCAAAAATTGGATTCAAGACTCGTTACGGTCTTGTTGCCAATCCATTCGCAGAAGGTATCGAGCAAGGCCTTGGCCGTCTCCAAGTCAACAGCAACCGCTACTACAGAAGAGTTGCTATCAAGAACCTCATGTGATTTATCTTCACAAGGTTTTATTGGGGAGTCTTCGGACTCCCCTTTTTTTATCTAAATAATTAAAAAAATGACAATATCAAATGCGTTTTCAAATCAAATAGGAAACAGAAATTTTCTATCTCCTGTCGGATTTAAACTTAAGATTAATAGATCTCCTAAGGTGACATTTTTTGCAAATTCTGCAAACATTCCAGGAATGACTCTTGGTACAACAATACAACCAAATTACTTAAGAGATATTCCTATTCCTGGTGATAAGATTGATTTTGATGATTTTACAATCCGTTTTTTGGTAGACGAAGATCTTGAAAATTATATAGAGATGCAAAATTGGATTCGTGGAATTGGGTATCCAGAAAGTCTTCAAGAAATTTATGATTTTCAAAAAAGTAATAGTAATCTTGAATATGATGAGAAATCGCAGTTAAATTTATATTCGGATGGTACATTGTTTATCTTAACAAGTAATCAAAATATAAATTTTCAAGTTAAATTTTCAGATTTATTTCCATATTCATTATCAACTTTACAATTTGATGCTACTGATAGTGATATTGAGTACTTTACAGCGGATGTTTCTTTCAAGTATACTAGTTATAATATCTTAGACAAAAACGGAAAAGTTTTATGAATATGGATTTGGATTCCGTCCAAAAAATGTGGGAAAAGGATTCTAAAATAGATCCTGATAATTTACATACAGAATCTTTAAATATACCAATTTTACATGCAAAATATTTTGAAATTTATAATAATATAATTTTATTAAAGAAAAAAGCAGAGCAACAGAAAAAAAATATACGACATGAAAGATATGAATATTATTCTGGAAAATCCGATCCAGAAGTTTATATAGAAAATCCTTTTCCCAAAAAAATAAGAGATAAAGAAACTCTGCAAAAATATCTTGATGCCGACGAAAGGCTATCTCAAGTTTCACTTAAAATTGACTACTATGAAACTCTACTAAATTATATTGAGAGTATTTTAAAAATGATACAGAACAGAACGTATCAAATTAAAAATGCTATCGAGGTAGTAAAGTTTCAAGCGGGTTATGGTTAATAATGCAGATCTTGTCATATCAAAATCAAATGAAGTTTATATAAAAATAAAAACCGAACCCCATATTGAGTATGAGTTAAGAGATCATTTTAAATTTGATGTTCCAAATGCCAAGTTTATGCCTCAATATAGAGGGAAAAATTGGAATGGAGAAATACACTTATTTGATTTAAGAACTAAACAATTATATGTTGGTTTATTAGATAAGTTAGTATCTTTTTGTAAAAATTTTGGTTATACTTATCAATTTGAAAATAACAAATATTATGGACTTCCATTTGAAATAAATGAGGAGATTTCACTGGAAGGTGTGAAAGATTATATGTCTTCGATTTGTACTTATAAACCTAGAGATTATCAAGTTCAGGGAGTATGCGATGCCCTACAGCATAATCGTAGGTTAATGATAAGTCCCACTGCGTCAGGAAAAAGTCTGATGATTTACGCTTTAGTGCGTTATTATATGGATAAGAATCAAAAAATTCTTTTAGTTGTTCCAACGACAAGTCTTGTAGAGCAGATAGTCGGTGATTTTCGTGATTATGGATGGGATGCTGATTCATATTGTCACAAAATATATTCAGGAAAAGAAAAAACAAATGAGTTTCCCGTTACGGTAACTACTTGGCAATCTATTTATAAATTGGAAAGAACGTTCTTCGAAGATTATAATGTCGTTATTGGAGATGAAGCTCATTTATTTAAAAGTAAGTCCTTAATCGGGATTATGACGAAGTTACATCATGCCAAGTATCGGTTTGGGTTCACTGGTACTTTGGACGGCACACAGACGCATAAATGGGTGTTAGAGGGGTTGTTTGGCCCTTCATATAAAGTTACCAGAACTTCCGAATTAATGCAACAGGGACATCTTTCTCAGTTGGATATACAATGTTTAGTTTTAAAACATAATCCTCAAAAATTTGAAACATATGAAGATGAAATTAAATATTTGATATCGCATGAAAGAAGAAATAAATTTATAACAAATCTTACATTAGATCTTAAAGGAAATACCCTTGTTCTTTTCAGTAGAGTGGAAACTCATGGTGCAATACTTTATGAAAAGATAAATAATAATAAGCAAGATGATCGAAAAGTGTTTTTCGTTCACGGTGGTGTTGATGCTGAAGAAAGGGAATTAGTTAGAGAAATTACAGAAAGAGAAAATAATGCGATTATCGTTGCTTCTTACGGAACATTCTCTACCGGCATTAATATTAAAAATCTTCATAATGTAATATTTGCATCACCATCTAAATCTAGAATTAGAAATCTACAATCGATTGGTAGAGTCTTAAGAAAAGGAAAAAACAAAACAAAAGCCGTTCTTTATGATATTGCCGATGATTGTAGTTATAAATCTCATAAAAATTATACTCTAAATCATTTTATAGAAAGAATTAAAATCTATAATGAAGAGCAATTTAATTATGATATAAAAACTATTCAGTTAAAACCATGATAGAAGAAGATTTCTACGCAACTATTAAATTAAAAACCGGTGAAGAAATATATTCTAAAGTAGCAGCATCTTCCGAAGAAGATAAAACATTTCTTCTTTTAAATAATCCAATTATAGTTGAAGAACTAACAGGAAGATCTGGAAATGTAATGGGATATAAATTTGAACCTTGGTTAAAAACAACTACAGAAGATATGTTTATTATTGATATTGAAGATGTTTTAACTATGACAGAATCATGTGATGTTGATATGATATCTACTTATCAAAAATATGTAAGAGAAAAATTAAACATCAAAAATGATGAATATAAATTAGATAGAAAGATGGGATATATTGCTAATATTAATGATGCTAAAGATGTATTAGAAAAACTCTTTAAGAGAAGCTAAAGGCCTAATATTCTTTTCAACCTCGACAAAGGTAATTATAGTGAGTTTGAGTACCCTTGTCAAGCCTAAGTTAGCATGATATAATAATACATAATAAGTTAAGTAGAATTATGGTTGTTACTAGAACTATGGCAGGAAGAAAAAAATCAGAACATTACGTTAACAATAAAGAGTTTTTAGCAGCTCTTATTGATTATCGTCAGCAAGTTGAACTTGCGGAAATTAGAAATGAATCAAGGCCTCAAATTCCAAGATATATTGGTGAGTGTTTTTTGAAGATCGCAACTCACTTATCATTCAAACCAAATTTTGTAAACTATATGTTTAAAGATGATATGGTTTGTGATGGAATTGAAAACTGCGTACAATACATTACAAATTTCAATCCAGAAAAATCACAAAATCCTTTTGCTTACTTCACTCAAATTATTCATTATGCTTTTTTGAGAAGGATTCAAAAAGAAAAAAAGCAATTGGAGATTAAAAATAAAATTATTGAGAGATCAGGATTTTCTGAGGTATTTGACGACAACAATACTCTTGACGGATCGAACTATTCCGATTATAATTCCATCAAGGATGCCGTCCATTCAAAACTTCGTTATTGATTAATGAAAGTCGCAATCATTACTGACACTCACTATGGATGTAGAAAAGGATCAAAACTCTTTCAGGATTATTTTGAACTTTTTTACAAGAATATCTTTTTTCCAAAATTAGAAGAAGAAGGTATTACTACAGTTTTACATTTAGGAGATGCATTTGATAGTCGTAAATCTATTGATTATCAAAGTCTTGAATGGACAAAAAGAGTAGTATTAGATCCTCTCTCAAAATATGATGTTCATATGTTGGTGGGGAATCATGATGCATATTATAAGAACACAAATAATGTAAACTCACCTTCTCTTTTGTTAAAGAATTATTCAAACATTAAAACTTACAGTAATCCAGATATTGTAAACATTGGCGGATTGAATGTTCTTTTTATTCCTTGGATTTGTGCAGATAATGAAGAAAAGACTTATAATTTAATTAAAAATAGCAATTGTAAAGTTGCAATGGGACACTTGGAATTGAATGGATTTCAAGCATATCGCGGACATACTATGGATGATGGTATGGACTCCGTTGTATTTGATAATTATCAAAAAGTATTTTCTGGACATTATCATACTCGCTCTGATAACGGGACAGTTTATTATCTTGGCAATCCATATGAAATGTTCTGGAATGATGTAAATGATACTAGAGGATTTCATATCTTTGATACGGAAACTCTAGAACATACTCCAGTAAATAATCCTTATAGAATGTATTATGTAATTCATTATGAAGATAATGATTATCAAACATTTGACTCTAGAGAGTATGAAGATAAAATTGTTAAAGTAATTGTCCGCAAAAAAACAAGCACTAAAAAGTTTGAAAAGTTTATTGATAAACTTTATGCTTCCAATCTTGCAGATTTAAAAATTGTAGAAAATTTCGTATCGGAATGTCCCGAAGATTTTGAGGCCCAAGAGTCTGAAGATACGATTTCAATTTTAAATAGGTATATTGAAGAATCTGAAATAAACCTAGATAGATCGAAAATTCAAAATATGATCCTTGAGATTTATCGAGAAGCGTGTGAGATGATGTAATATGTTTATTCTAACAATTAAAGATAGGGAAACTGAAGGGGCATATTCTGTAGTAAATGAAGAGGGTGAAAAAGTTCTTTATCTTTTCGAAGAAGAAGATGATGCGATGAGATATGCTATGATGCTGGAAGATGAAGATTATCCAGAAATGCATGTTATAGAAATCGAAGATGATTTGATGATTGATGTGTGTAAAATGCATAATTGTCAATATTCAATCATTACCAAAAACGATCTTGTAATTCCTCCTGAAACCGAAAATGATTTTATTTAAAAATATTAAATGGCGTAATTTTCTTTCCACTGGTAATCAATATACGGAAGTTGATTTCACACAAAACTCGACAAATTTGATTATCGGAACAAATGGTGCCGGTAAAAGTACGGTTTTGGATGCCCTTACATTTTCTTTATTTGGTAAACCGTTTCGTAAGATTAATAAACCACAACTCATAAATTCGGTAAATGATAAGGAATGTGTTGTTGAAGTTCAATTTTCCATTGGAACCACAGAATGGAAAGTAATTCGCGGAATTAAACCAGCAGTTTTTGAAATTTGGAAGAATGACAATCTTTTAGATCAAGCAGCAGCTTCTTTGGATCAACAAAAGTGGTTGGAACAAAATGTTCTAAAAATGAATTATAAATCATTTACACAGATTGTAATTCTTGGTAGTAGCACTTTTGTTCCTTTTATGCAACTCTCTGCGTCTCATCGTAGAGAAGTGATTGAAGATCTTTTGGATATTCGTATCTTTTCTTCCATGAACTCTTTGATTAAAGAAAAGATTCGCCAATTTAGAGAAGAGATTAAAGTTCTGGATCTTAAAAAGCAGTCTCTTAATGATAAAGTTGAGATGCAACAAAACTTTATTGAAGAACTTGAGAATAGGGGAAAAAACAATATAAAACAAAAAAAAGAAAAGATTGATGAATTGTGTAAAATTGAATCTGAAGTTGGTAATGAAAATAAAGAGCTTGTGGGTAAAGTTGAAGATTTGAATAAAAATGTTCAGGAATATTCTGGATCTTCGGATAAACTTCGTAAACTTGGAACTTTAAAAGGAAAGATTTCTCAAAAAGTATCTACAATTACAGATGAGCATAAATTTTTCTCTGATAATACGGTTTGTCCAACTTGCACACAAGATATTGACGAAGAGTTTCGGGTAAATAGAATTGAAGATGCTCAAAATAAAGCTAAAGAATTGAGATCTGGTTACTTAGAACTGGAAGAAGCAATTAAAAAGGAAGAGGAAAAAGAGCATCAATTCAATATTCTCACAAAGGAGATCAGTAAACTAACGAATGAAATTTCTAAGAACAATACTAGAGTTTCTGGATATCAGAGACAGATACGAGATCTACAATCTGAAATTCAAACAATTACCGATCAACTTGCAAACAGAAATATTGAACATGAAAAATTAGAGTCTTTCAAGAAAAATTTGCAAGAAACTTATGATGATTTGGCAGTGAAAAAAGATACTGTCAATTATTACGATTTTTGTTATTCACTTCTTAAAGATGGTGGAGTAAAGTCAAAAATTATTAAAAAGTATCTCCCACTAATTAATCAACAAGTGAATAGATATCTTCAGATGATGGAATTTTACATTAACTTCACATTGGACGAAGAGTTTAATGAAAGTGTTCAATCTCCAATTCATGAAGACTTTTCTTATGCATCTTTTAGTGAAGGTGAAAAAATGAGAATTGATCTCGCACTTCTTTTCACTTGGCGTGAAATCGCAAGAATGAAAAATTCCGTAAATACAAATCTTTTGATTATGGATGAAGTATTTGATTCTTCACTTGATGGATTTGGAACAGAAGAATTTTTGAAAATTATTCGATACGTAATTAAAGATGCTAATGTATTTGTGATTTCTCATAAAACTGGATTAGAAGACAAATTTGAAAGTGTCATAAAATTTGAGAAAGTAAAAGGGTTCTCTCGTATGGTGGACTAAACCACTAATGAACAATGACAACTCCAAACTGGCAGCATAATTCTGGGAAACCTCAGAAACGAAAACTAAAACCACAAGCACTCAGGGCGCGGAAAGAAGCACTGCGCCAATTTAAAAAGAGGCACATGGATCGTCCAAAAGGCGATCCTTCGTTGTATTATAGGTACATACGAAACGAAACCAATGGCCGTCTCTCACGAAATCAAGTCACAACTTGCCAAACTGCTTGCGACTGAGGATTTGATTGTTGAGCATCGTAAAGTTGAAACTGCACAGTTCAATGTTCATACTCGGGTTCTGACTTTGCCTCTATGGGATAAGGCAAGTAATAGTGTTTATGATTTGCTTGTCGGACACGAAGTTGGACACGCACTGTTTACTCCTGATGAAGATTGGAGTGAGAACACAAAGATTCCAAAGCAATATGTGAATATTGTTGAGGATGCTCGCATTGAGAAACTAATGAAACGCAAGTATATGGGACTTGCAAAGACTTTCTTCAATGGTTACAGAGAATTGAGTGATGAGGACTTCTTCTGTTTAAAGGACGAAGATGTTTCCAAGATGAGTCTTGCTGACAGAGCTAATCTGTTCTTTAAGATTGGAAACTATACTGATATTCCGATTCAGAATGGAGAAGAAAAGGAAATTATTGATGCTATTTCTGAGGCAGAAACTTTTGCTGATGTTCTGATTGTTTCGGAACTTCTTTATAAGTATTGCAAGAAAAAGAAAGAAGAACATAAAGTTGATGATATTGCTGTTCCTCCACAACAATCTGGTGGTGGAAATCAACCTCATCAGGAAGAAAAGACTGATGTTGTGGAGGAGGAAAGTGAGGATGGAAATGTAAATCAGCAAGATAATACTGATAGTGTTTCTGGAGGAGAATCTATTCCAGATACTACTCTTGATGCTGAACCAGAAGTCCGCACTGTAGATAATCTTGAGGAAAGTCTTAGGGAACTGATCTCCAGAGGTGGACAAGATAATATCTATGTGGAAATTCCTCAAGTTAATCTTGAGACTGTGATTGCTAAGAATGAAGAGATTCATAAAAATATCAATTCTTACTTTGCAAAGCAGCAAGAAATTTTTGATAAGTATAATACTGAAAGGAATAATAAACTTATTAGTGTCTATGCGGATGTTGATTTGGAATATCGTAAATTCAAATCTTCTGCACAGAAAGAAGTGAATTATCTGGTGAAAGAATTTGAGTGCCGTAAGTCTGCTGATGCATATGCCCGTGCATCAACGGCTCGTACTGGAGTTCTTGATACTGCTCGCCTTCATACTTATAAGTACAATGAAGATTTGTTCAAAAAAGTCACTGTAATTCCTGATGGTAAGAATCACGGACTTATCTTTATTTTGGACTGGAGTGGTTCTATGTCTCAAGTTCTATTGGACACCTGCAAACAACTCTTTAATCTAATTTGGTTCTGTAAGAAAGTATCAATTCCTTTTGAAGTTTATGCCTTCACGAATGAGTGGAATCGCGCACATTATGATCACGAAAAGGATGAATATGTTAATGCAGATCTCCAACCTCACTACGAAAGAAAGGAAGGACTTGCTTGTGTAAGTGAGGATTTTAATCTGATGAATATGCTCACAAGTAAAGTTTCTTCTAAAGAACTTGAGAGTCAACTAATTAATGTTTGGCGACTTGCTTGTTATTTTGCAAACTCTTATCAAAGTAGGTATTCAATTCCTGATAGGTTGAGTCTTTCTGGCACTCCTCTGAATGAATCACTTGTTTGTCTTCATCAGATTCTTCCTCAGTTTCAGAAAGAGAATAAACTTCAGAAAGTTCAGTGTATTGTGTTGACTGATGGTGAGGCAAATCACCTTCCTTATCATGTTGAGGTGCAGAGAAAATGGGAAGATGATCCGTATACGGGAACTCGCCGTATGAATCCAGAGCAATCATTTATTCGTGATCGTAAGTTAGGAACTACTTATAAAATTGGATATGACTATCATAATTTTACTGATGCTATGATTCGTAATCTGAAGGATAAGTTTCCGACAACAAACTTTATCGGTATTCGTGTTCTTGCTTCTCGTGATGCAAACAATTTTATTCGTCTTTATCAACAATATGGCGATAAAGAATTTGACAAACTTCATTCTGATTGGAAAAAGCAAAAGAGTTTCTGCATTAAAAACTCTGGATATGATGCTTACTTTGGAATGTCTGCAACTGCACTTGCTCAAGATACTGAGTTTGAAGTTGCTGAAGATGCAACCAAATCTCAAATTAAATCTGCATTTGTTAAATCTCTAAAGACTAAGAAACTAAATAAAAAAGTTCTCGGTGAATTTATTTCTCTAGTAGCCTAATGTATAATCAACAATGGAAAACTGAATATAAAGAGATGAAAAATCTCAAGAAGGAGCAAATTGATGTTCTTGAGAATGGCCCAAAAAGTTTGACTCAGGCATGGATGCTGAGTGCAAT